CGCTTTTGTGTGTACTTTTGCGCGCAAAGTGCGTATATTTATTAATAGGTCGATTCTCATTGCCTTTTCAACCTGGCCACCGTCCCGCCGGCCGCCCAAAGGGAGCCCTCAACAAGACGAACCGCGTGTCGCGGAACGTGGCGGACGAGCTGTTGCGCAAGCTCGAGGAATCGGGCGACCCGACGCCCCTCGAGTGGCTCGTGCGGGAGATGCTCGACAAGGAAAACCCGAAGATGCTTCGGTCGGATTGCGCCAAGGCCGCCGCCCCGTACCTGCACCGGAAGCAACCCCAGGCCATCGACGGCGGGGAGACCGCGAACGGCACGTCAAAGCCCATCAACTTCAGCAAGCTGCCGGAGCTCCCCGATGACAAGCTCGAGCAGCTTATCGCAATTGCTGGCGAACTTTCCGACGATGGAGGAACTCCTGGCGGAGAGGGAACGGCGCCGGAAGAACCTGCACAACAGGATGTTCCCGGACACGGGGAGCCTGCGCCGTGAGCTCTACCCGCGCCACCTCGAGTTCTTTGCCGCCGGCACCCAATACCGTGAGCGGTGCTTCATGGCGGGCAACCGCGTCGGGAAGACCGTGGCCGGCGGCTACGAGCTCGTCTGCCACCTCACCGGCAACTACCCCCACTGGTGGGCCGGCCGCCGCTTCGACAAGCCCGTCGTCGCGACCGCCGCGGGCGACACGGCCAAGACCACCCGCGACATCATTCAGGGGAAGCTTCTCGGCCCCGTCCATGACCTCGGCACCGGCCTGGTCCCCGGCGGCGCCATCGTGGACAAGCGCCCCAAGACCGGCGTGCCCGACGCCTTCGAGGTCGTCTACGTCCAGCACGTCGCCGGCGGCGTCTCAACCCTCTTCCTCAAGTCCTACGACCAGCGCCGGCAGGCGTTTCAGGGCGATGAGATGGACTACGTATGGCTAGACGAGGAGCCGCCGCTCGACATCTACACGGAGTGCCTGCTCCGCACCATGACGACCGACGGGCTCGTCGTGCTCACCTTCACGCCGCTCATGGGGATGTCTGATGTCGTTATGTCGTTTTTGGAGGACGGCCGGCTGCCTGGTCGCGTTGACCTGGACCCTGGCGTGCGCGCCCACGGGGACCCGGCATGAGGCCTTCCAACCCGTCTTCCACCTGCCCCCGGTCCACGTCGACCCCGACACCTCCCGCGACGGTGGCCCCGCGTGGGAACGCCCCTGGGTCGCGCCGAGCCTGTACGTCGGCCTCGAGGAGTGCGACTATTACGACTGCTACCTGGCCGAGGTCCACCCGATGAACAAGTTCGTGGTCATGGCGACCTGGGACGACGTCCCCCACCTGTCCGCCAAGCAGAAGGCGGAGCTGCTCGCCAGCATCCCGCCGTTCCAGCGCGACGCCCGCTCCAAGGGCATCCCGCAGCTCGGCGCCGGCGCCATCCTCCCCATCCCCGAGGACGACTACAAGGTCCTGGACTTTCCGGTGCCCGCGCACTGGTTCAAGAACTTCGGCATGGACGTGGGCTGGAACTGGACCGCCGCGGCGCACATTGCCCATGACCGCGACACGGACGTCATGTACGTCTACCGCACCTACAAGCGCGGTGAGGTGGAGCCCACGGTCCACGCCAAGGCCATCAAGGCCCCGGGCGACTGGATTCCGGGCGCCATCGACCCCGCCGCCAACGGCCGCAGCCAGGTGGACGGCAAGAAGGTCATCGACATCTACCTCGACGAGGGCCTGAACCTGGTGAACGCCAACAACGCCGTCGAGGCGGGCCTGCTCGAGATGTGGCAGCGGCTCGCGACCGGCCGCCTGAAGGTGTTCGCGTCCTGCAGCGACTGGTTCGCCGAGGCGCGCCTCTACCGCCGCGACGAGAAGGGCAAGGTTGTCAAGAAGAACGACCATCTGATGGACGCCACCCGCTACGCCATCATGGGCGCCTTGGAAATTGCGACGAACCTGGCCCCGGTCAAGGACAACGATGACGACGGCACCCCGGGCCTGTACATGCCGTCCTCCAACAGCTGGATGGGCGCGTGAGCAACCAGGTTCGTGACGAGAAGGACGCCGTCGCGCTGTTCGAGGACGCCTTCAAGAAGTCGGAGGACTTCTTCAGCGACATCCGCAAGAACTACGAGGACGACAACTCGTTCTCGCACGGTGACATGTGGCCCACCGACGTTAAGAACGAGCGGGCCGCGGACAGCAAGCGCCCCATGCTCGTCGTGAACAAGATTGACCCGAACGTGCGCCGCATCGTCAACGAGGCCAAGCAGCAGAAGCTGGCCATCAACGTCAAGCCGGTCGGGGACGACGGTGACCCGGACGTGGCCGAGGCCCACCTGCACCTCATCCGCGACGTCGAGTACCAGTCCAACGCCCGCTTCGCCTACATGTGGGCGTTCGAGTGCGCCGTCCGCGCGGGCTTCGGCTTCTTCCGCGTCGACACCGAGTACGAGGACTTCGACTCCTTCCAGCAGGTCGCCCGCGTCCGCCGCATCCGCAACCCCCTGTCCGTGATGTGGGACCCCGACTCCCACGAGGTGGACGGCAGCGACGCCCGCATCGTGTCCATCGTGGACGAAATCTCCGAGGCCGCCGCCGAGCGCCTGGGGGTCCGGCCCAAGGACTCCCTGCCCCAGGGCGAGCGCATGAAGGTCTGGCGGAACGGCGACGGCATCCGGGTCGGTGAGCTGTTCTGGATTGAGGACGTCGACGACCGCCTCTACCAGCTGGCCGACGGCAAGAAGTTCCTCGGCTCCAGCGTTGACCAGATGATTCTGGCGAACCTCAAGGCGTCCGGCCTCATCAAGGCGGACCGCAAGACCTGCCGGCCGGTGGCCAAGTGGGCCAAGCTCTGCGCCGGCAAGCTCATCCAGGGCGAGTACAGCGACCAGCCCATCCAGGAGCTGAACACCCGCTTCATCCCCGTCGTCCCCATCTGGGGCCGTGAGTCCTTCGTGGACGGCAAGCTCGACTTCCGCGGCATCACGCGCAACTCCAAGGACGCCAACCGCATGTACAACTACATGTCGTCCAAGATGGTGGAGCGCATCGCCCTGGCACCCATCGCCCCCTGGGTCGCGGCCGAGGGCCAGACGGAGCCCTACCAGAAGTTCTGGAAGGAAGCCAACGTCAAGAACATCCCGGTCCTGCTGTACAAGCCCAAGACCCTGGGCGGCCAGCTGCTCCCGCCGCCCCAGCGCGCGGACCACTCCTCCGGCGACCCGACCATCGAGCGCTACATGATGGTCGCGTCCGAGGACGTCAAGACCACCTCCAGCCTCTACGACCCCTCCCTGGGCGCGCAGTCGAACGAGACCAGCGGCAAGGCCATCCTGGCCCGCCAGGCCCAGGGCAACATCGCCACCTACGACTTCATCGACAACGCCTCCATGTCCCTGAAGCACGCCGGCCGCATCCTGGTCGACCTGCACTGCCACATCATCGACACCCCCTACGCCCTCCGGGTCCTGGGCGAGGACGGCGTGGCCAAGGTCATCAAAATCAACCAGGAATTTAAGGACGAAAAGAGCGGGGAGACCAAGTTCCTCGACCTCAACACCGGCAAGTATGGCATCGAGGTGGACGTGGGCGCCGGCGACCAGACCCGCCGAGAGCAGGCCGTCGAGAAGCTCTCGAACATCATCGGGGCCAACCCGCAGGCCGGCGCGCTCCTCATGGACGTGCTGGTCGAGAACATGGACATCAAGAACCGCGACAAGGTTGCCAAGCGGTTCAAGGCCACCCTGCCCCCCGAGGTCATCGCCGCCGAGGAGGGCGAGGAGAAGGACAACCCCGAGCTCGACGCGTTCGAGAAGCACGCCGAGGGCATCATCAACGAGCTCAAGGCCCAGCTGGACGAGGTGTCCGCCAAGGCCAAGGAGCTCGAAATAGCCCAGAAGAACAAGGACGGCGAGCTCCAGCTCAAGTCCCGTGAGCTGGACATCAAGGAGCAGGAATCCCGCGCCAAGGTCGAGCTTGAAATTGCCAAGGCGGAGGCGCAAGGCCTCAACGCCGAGAAGGCCGAGGGCAGCGTCGTGGACGCCCTGACCCAGGAAATTCAGGCGACAAAGCAGCAGGTCATGCACCTGATTGACGCCGTCAACCAACTTGCCGAGATGGCCCTGCCGCCGTCCGGAAATGAACCCGCGACCCCGGATTTACCCCCGCCGGGACCCGCGAATGACCCGGGGGCCGGTACGATGCCCGATGCATCGGCACAATCCGTTGGAGACCCCAATGTCCAGTGAAAATCAGGATAATCAGCAGCCCGTGCTCCCCGAAACCCCGGCCCCTGAGAAGGAAGCCGCGGAAAAGGTCAACGAACAACCCGAGAAGGAGAACAAGTCGGCCCCCGCGGAGGGGGAAAAAGGCAAGGAAAACGACGGGGAAAAGAAGCCCGAGGAGCCGGCGCGTCCCAAGCGCAACCGCTACCAGGAGCGTCTCAGCGAAATTACGGCCCAGCGCCGGCACGCCGAGAAGGACGCCAGCGGTACGCGCGAACTAATCCGCGAAATTACCGGCGAGGAACCCCCGAAGCCCTCGGACTTCAAAACCGAGGACGAGTACCGGGCGGCCATGGCGGAACTCCGCCAGAAGCTGGCCCCGTACAAGGCGATGGAGGACAAGACCACCCGCACGCTGTCCAAGCTGGACCAGGAGTACATGAATACCCTGACCGACGCCTGGAGCACGCGTGTCGCGGAGGTCACCAAGGAGTTCACCGACTGGCAGGCCGTCGTTTCGGCCGCCAAGGTGGACCTCACCCCCGAGCTTACCATGGCCATCATGGAGAGCGACGTGGGCCCCCAAATCGCCTACCACCTTGCCAAGAACCCCGACGAGGCGCATGAAATCGCGTCGCTCTCCCCCATCGGCCAAGCACGGCGGATCGGGCAGCTGGAGTCCAAAATCCTCACGGGGGGGATTAAACCCCCGGAAGTTCCCGTGTCCAAGGCCAAGCCCCCCGTGGCGCCGGTCAAGGGTGACGGGGCCAAGTCGAAACCCGACCTCGGTGCAAACATGTCGCTGGAAGAGTACCGGCGCGCCCGCGGCCTCATCAAGTAAGGATTTATCATGTCCCAGACCCTTCTCAACACCGACCAGCTGACCAACGAGTCGCTGATGGAGTTCCACAATAACCTGGTGCTCGGCCGCTCGGTCGACCGCCAGTACGACGACTACTTCGCCAAGAGCGGCGCCAAAATCGGCGACACCCTGCGCGTGCGCGAGCCCGTGCGGATGACGTCGGCCTCGGGCCGCACCCTCTCCGTGAACACCATCACCGAGAAAAAGAAGGACATCCTGGTCGCGACCCAGCGGCACGTGGCGTGGCCCTTCAACTCGTCCGACATGGCCCTCAGCCTGGACGAGTACTCCAAGCGGTACATCAAGCCCGCCATGGCGGAGCTCGCCAGCCAGGTCGACCTCGCGGGCTACGCGACCGCCTTTCCCGGCATCTACAACCACGTGGGCACCCCGGGCACCGACCCGAACACCCACAAGGTGTGGCTGCAGGCCAAGGCCAAGCTGAACCAGTACAGCGTCCCGAAGGGGGATAAGCTGGTCGCCATCATGAACGAGGACGCCGAGGTGGAAACCGTCGACGCGCTCAAGGGCCTGTTCAACGCCTCGTCGGAAATCGACAAGCAGTACAAGAACGGCACCATGGGCCACGCGATGGGCCTGGACTTCAACATGTCCCAGAACGTGCCCCGGTTCACGAACGGCACGGCCACCGCCCTCGGCACCCTGAGCGCCACGGCAACCTCGGGCAGCAGCCTGGCCATCACCGGTGGCACCGCCGGCGGCACCGTCAAGGCCGGCGCGGTCGTCACCGTCGCGAGCTGCTACGCGTTCAACCTGGAAACCCGGACCTCGACCGGCAAGCTCCAGCAGTTCGTGGTCACCGCGGACGTGACCCTGAACGGCTCCGGCGCCGGCACCCTGACCGTGTCCCCGGAAATCATCACCAGTGGCAACTACCAAAACATGACGAGCGCGGGGGCCGTGTCCGGCCAGGCCGTGTCCTTCGTGTCCGGTACCACGGCGTCGACCCAGTACGCCCAGAACCTGGTGTTCCATCCCGCGTTCGCCACCCTGGTGACCGTCGACATGCCCATGGTCTCCGCGCCGAAAATCTCGCGCAAGACCATGGAAGGCATCTCGATGCGTCTCATCCAGACGTACGACGTCATCAATGACCAGGAAATCTTCCGCATCGACATCCTGTTCGGCTGGAGCCTGCTCCGTCCCGAGTGGGCCTGCCGCGTGGCCGGTGCCTGACCCTTAGGGCCTGTGTAGCCATCCCCAGGCCCGCCTTTTTCACCTCAACCAACCACCTTTTCAAGGAAATAACATCATGGGTTCCTCCTCCACTCCCACCGTCACCCAGCTGCTCTCCCGCCTCGGCGGCGACGACGCCCTGACCACGGTCACCAAGCCGGCCTCCACCGCCGCGACGAACACGTCCCCGTATGGGACGGCGGGCGCCGCGCAAATGGACGCCCTCATCCTGGCCGTGCGGACGCTCATCACCGCCTGCGCAGCCAAGGGCATCATCAACGAGGCGTAAGCCTGGGGTGACCCCCTAACCGGGGTCACCTTCCTTCTCTTCAATCACCTTAACCAGGAACGCGACACATGCAGCTCTTTCGCCCCCGCCTCGCCAGCAACAACGTCGACACGCAGTCGATTAGCGTTACCAACACTTCCGCGCCAACGCAGCTGACCGGAAAGGGCGGCGGCCTGCTGCTCCAGAACGTCGGCACCGGCACCTGCTTCGTGAGCTTTGGCAACAAGAACTGCGCCGCCACCACGACCGCCATCGCCATTCCGGCCGGCACGGAAAAAATCATCCGCAAGCCCGAGTGCGGCGAGTACATCGCGGCCATCTCCGGCACCAGCACGACCTTGCTCGTAACCTCCGGGGACGTGGCCTAATGGCCTACACGGTGTCCGACCTGGTCTCCCGCGCGTTGCGGGAAATTGGTGAGCTCCCCGCCGGCGAGACGGTGGACGGTGACTACGCGGACGACTGCCTCGAGACGCTGAACGCGCTCATCGAGCAGCTGACCCTCGAGGACCTGCTGCTGAACTATGAGAAGACTGAGGAGTTCGACCTGGTCAACGGCCAGGAGGCCTACACCATCGGTGACAGCGGCGACTTCAACACCGTCCGCCCGACCGAGATTCTGTCGGCCCAGCTTCGCGACGCCAACAGCCTTGACACCTCGCTCGACCTCATCTCCAACGACACCTACCAGCGGCTAACCCAAAAGGAGACATCCCCGACGCTCCCGACCAAGGTGTGCTACAACCCCGACTACCCGCTGGGCAAGCTGACCTTCTGGCCGACGCCCGCCGCCGGGTTGAAGGTACGCCTCTCCAGCCGCCAGCTGCTTACGTCCTTCGCGGACCTCTCCGACGTGGTGACCCTCCCGAACGGAATGAAGGAGGTGCTCGTGTACGGCCTCGCCGACCGCCTGTGCCTGCCCGCCGGCCGCCTGGACCTGGTGCCCTACGTCAGCGGGAAGTTCGAGGACGCCAAGGCCAACGTCAAGCGCAAGAACGTCAACCAGGACCTGATGGACTTCGACGGCCTCCTTCCGGGCGGCGCGCGCGGTTCCTACAACCCCTACAACGACCAATGAACCGCGTTCCCTTCAGCGGCATCCTGGGGCCGACCTATACCCTCGAGAGCTTAAACGCCGAGTGCCAGCGGTGCGTGAACATGCTGCCCGAACGCGTCGAATCCAGCAACGGCAAGGACGCCTTCTGGCTGAAGCCGACCCCGGGCCTCGAGCTGTTCTGCGCCCTGCCCACGGGCCCCGTGCGGCGCCTGCTGAAGGCGGCCAACGGCCGGGTCTTCGCCGTCGCCAACCGGTTCCTTTATGAGCTGGTCGCTGACGGGACCTACACCCTCCGGGGCACCATGGTCGTGAATGAGGAGCGCGTGCGCATGGCGGACAACGGCCTGGTGCTCTTCATCGCGGTCGGGTCGACCCTGGCGTACTACCTCAAGTACGGCGACGACACCTTTCACGAGGTCACGGACGTGAACTACCTGGGTGGCAGCTGCGTCGAGTTCCTGGACCAGTTCCTCATCGTGAACCGCCCGGACAGCCAGCAGTTCCAGCTGCTGCCGCTGGCCTACGACGGCAGCCAGCCCATGGTCGCGGCGGACGTGTTCACCGCGGAAAGCAGCCCAGACTACGTCACCTCCCTGGTCGTGAACGGCCGCGAGCTTTGGCTGTTCGGCCCGGAAAGCTACGAAGTTTGGTGGAACACGGGCGACTCCCTGCGCACCTTCCAGCGCATCCGCGACGCCGCGTTCAACATCGGCACGGTCGCCCCCTACTCGGTGCTCTCCCTGCAGGGCCGCGTGTTCTGGCTGGGCGGGTCCAAGGAGGGTCACGGCATCGTCTGGGGCTCCAGCGGCTACCAGCCCGTCCGGGTCAGTGACTACGGCGTCGAGCAGCTCATCGACTCCTTCGAGTACATCGACGACGCGGAGGCCTGGACCTACCAACGCGCGGGCCACTTCATGTACGCCCTCAACTTCCCGCGTGCCGGCCGCACCCTGGTCTACGACCTCAAGGAGGACCTCTGGCATGAGATGGAGTATCGCGTGCCGTCGTCCAACAACCGCACGCAACACCGCGCGTCGTGCCACACCTTCGCCTTTAACCGGAACCTGGTCGGGGACTTTGCCAACGGCAACGTTTACGAGCTTTCCTCCGACGTGTACACCGACAACGGCGACCCCATCGTGCGGTACCGCCGCGCGCCGCACATCCAGAAGAAGGCCCAGAAGGTCTTCTACCACTACCTCGACCTGGACGCGGAGGTCGGCGTGGGCCTCGTGAGCGGGCAGGGAAGTAACCCCCTGATTTCGCTGAGATTCTCCGACGACGGTGCCCGCACCTGGGGCAGCTACCACACCAAGTCCCTCGGGGCCCTTGGGAAGTATAAGACGCGGGTCCGTTGGACGCGGCTAGGCTCGTCCTACGACCGGGTGTACGAAATTACCGTGACGGACCCCGTGCCGTTTCGCATCATGGGCGCCAACCTGGGCCTAACCGATGGGGCAGGCTGATGCCGGCGAAAAAGCTCTCCATGATTCCTACCCGCAGCCCGCTGTCCGACAAGGCCGGCGCCGTCGGGGTGGACTGGCTGCGGTGGTTCCAGGACCTGTACTACATCGTCGACCGGCTGATAAACCGGTACGACGCGGACCGGTCCGGCGTGGCCACCCTGGTGGCCGGCACGGCGGTTGTGGCGAACACGGTGGTCACGGCGGCCACCCTGGTACGGCTTACCCCGCAGAGTGCCGCGGGCACGCCCGGTCACCTCTCAATTACCTTGAACCCCGGCACCGGGTTCACCATCACCAGCACCAGCGGGGCCGATACCCGCCAGGTGTTCTACGAACTTGTGGAGGCGTTCTAATGGGACTTGGCGGTTTTCTTTACAGGCACGGTGGGCGTCAAATCTACAAGGGGAGCGGGGATGTTTACGACCACGTCAACCGGCGCTTCGACGACCTATCCGGAAAAACGGCGGCGAAGGAAGCCGCCAAGGCGCAGATGGACGCGACGGACAAGTCCATCGGGTTTCAGCGCGAGATGTTCGACAAGTCCCAGGAGCTCAACCGCCCCTGGCGCGAGGCGGGCATCACGGCCCTCTCCGACCTGGCCGGTGGCTTGAAGTCTGGGGCCTTCGACGCGCCGGATGAGAAGTTCAACTACCAGATGCCTGAGGAGAAGTTCAACTACCAGATGCCTGAGGAGGCCTACACGGCCCCCAAGTTCGACTTTAAGGCCGACCCCGGGTACCAGTTCCGCCAGGCCGAGCAGCAAAAGGCCATCGAACGCTCGGCAGCCGCGGGCGGCGGGCTCTTTGCCGGCGCGACCCTCTCCGACCTCGCCAAGCGTAGCGGTGAGATGGCGTCCCAGGAGTACGGCAACGCCTATGAGCGTTACGACGCGGACCGGGGCTTCGGCTACAACGCCTTCCGTGACAAGCGCGCCGACAACGTGGACCAGCGGAACTTCGCCTACGGGGCCTTCCGCGACCGCGGCGCGGATAGCATCGACCGCCGCAACTTCGCCTACGGGTCGTTCAACGACGCGCAGGGCCGCAAGCGGTCGTCGTTGAACGACCGCTTTAGCCGCCTGTCCTCCCTGGCTGGCCTCGGTGACGCGGCGACGGGCCGTGACGTCACGGGCGCGCGCGGCCTCGGGGACAGC